CCAGTAACTATCAAGTATATATACTGGGCTGAGTGTTTTTTATTTTGTTGAATCGTTCGCGCACGCGCACGAAATCGCGCACGCGCACGAACGATTTTTATTATTTTATTATTTACTTGTTGTAGTAGCAGTAGTAGGGAGTGTTGAAATGTTGAAAACTATAAATTTTTATCCATGGAACAATATTTTATGAATCATTTTGATGTTGAAAACTTTGTTGAAAACTTGTTGAATTGTTGAAAGTGTAGCAATATGCACAAAACCATTTGTGCAACTTTTTGTGGAAAACCTGTTGAAAGTGTTGAAAGTGTTGAAAACTCAATTAGAGGCAGTTCGGCAGCTGGCCGGAAAGTTACATCATGCTCTTCGTACGGCGCACCGCGCCTAGCGCATGACCTTCAATGCAAAATTCTTCTAACTTTTTTTCAAAAAAATCTCGACTTTCTTCTAAAAATACGGTACAATCAAGCTGCTTCACAGTAAAGGAGAACCAATATGACTAGTTTACGGTTTACAAGTAACAAACAGTTAATCTACATGAAGTACAGATACGAATATTGTGAAGGGGATTGTGAGAGCTGCCCATGCAAAGTCGAAGGAAAACGTTGCAGATACGTATACGAAGAAATCAAAAAGGAACTCGACGAACGAAATAAAAGACCGGAAAAAGGGGGTTGACAATCCCCCTTTTTTTTGATACAAAACAAATAGTTAAACAGCACAGAAGTGTTCCTCACAAATTCTATTTTTACAAAAATAATTTTACGAAAGAGGTGAATCGCTCTGACTCTCCAAGAAATCAAAACGCTGTTTGACAACATCCAAAAAATCCTTGCAATGCTGGACAAAATCTACCACGCAGTAACAGAAAACGAACCGGAGGCTTAACATGGAGAACAAAACATGGAATGTAAGAGACCAGACCGACGAGAACCTTATGCAGGAATTGACGAAAACCTACAAGACAATAGATGCCGCATACAGTATGATTCGAAAGGCCGCAACAATCGAAGACGCAAAATATTACGTTGACCTTGCGTTTAGAAAAAAAGCGGCAGCGAACGAAATTGAGGTAGAAATCCTCAGAAGGGACATCAACCGTGGCAAAGAGGAGTAAAGTGCGAAAATCCAAAGACGCAAAAATCTTCAACAAGACAGCACGCAAGACCAAGGCCATTAACCTGGGAAGCGGAGCGATGAGAGGGGGCATCAGACTGTGAGTGTACTATTTGCAGGAATCACAACGGCAGCTCTGGCAAGCGCGTTAGTATTAGTTGTAATCGCAATCGACATCATCAAAGAATGGTTCAAGTAAGGAGACAACCATATGAACGTATACGGAATCTTCGACAAATGCGTGATGGGTTACATCACCATCTTTACCGAACGTGACGACAAAGTGGCCGAACGCAATTTCAAAATCGCGCTGACTGATGAACGGAACATCATGAGCAAGACTCCGAGCGACTATCGGTTAGTGCGCCTGGCAGAGTTTGACGAGAAAACGGGCCTGTTTGAGAACGAAAAGGAGAACATCTTCGATGGCGTATCGCTCAGTAAGTAACTTCAGGGAAACCGCAACAGCAAAGGCCACTGAAGCCGGAGAAAGCATCAGACGGACATACCTTTGGCAAATCAACAAGAAGGGCGAAAAAGTGCTGACGCTTGACCAGACCATCGACCAGCAAGCAGAAATCGACAGCTATCTGGAAGAGACCAAGCTGGAAAACATCCTCCGGCGGGCATCCATCGACCCTGACCTTGCAGCTAGACTGGTGCCAGACATGGGTAATGGACTCCAAGACGCAACCGAGATGCCGGAAAACCTGATGGAGCTTCAGAACATCATGCTGCGGGCCGAGCAAATCTGGGATGAAATCCCAAAGGAAATCAAACTCAAGTTCGACAATGACGTCGATAAATTCGTGGCAAGTTTCGGAACTGTTGACTGGGCAAAAAATCTGGGCATCTATCAGGAAGAAGAGCCTGAAGAGCCTAAAAAGGAGGAAGCCACTGAATGAACAGGAACAAAGACGCAGGTTTTAACCAAGTTCCGCGACTGGACATTACGCGAAGTCGCTTCAAACGGCGGCAGGACGTCAAGTTGACCATGAACGCAGGCCAGCTCATTCCGTTCTATGTGGACGAAGTGTTACCCGGCGATACCTTCAGCATTGACCAGGCAGCAATTATCCGTATGACAACTCCTATCTTCCCAGTTATGGACAACTGCTACATGGATATTTACTACTTCAACGTACCGTGCCGTATCATCTGGAAAAACTTCAAGCGGTTTATGGGCGAGAACGACACCGAGCCGTGGGCACAGACTCAGGAGTACACCATTCCTCAGGTCAAAGTCACTGGCTCGACCGACAAACCGGCACCGTACGAAGGAAGCATCATGGACTACATGGGCATTCCTACCAAGGTGAGTAAAGGAACTGACAGCGCATTCAGCGTTAACGCACTGCCGTTTAGAGCCTACGCCATGATCTGGCAGGAGTGGTTCCGAGACCAGAACGTAGACAATCCAGCCGTCAACAGCGATGCAGACGCGACCGTAAACTACACGGACGACGAAACAAAGGGCATGGACGCAGCAACACCGGACTTGGAGTATATTCTCCAGAACGCATACACAGGCGGCAGACCTCTTCCGGTCAACAAGTACCACGACTATTACACAAGCGCAATGCCTTCGCCACAAAAGTCGGGAGAACCAGTAACCATTCCGCTGACTGGCAAGGCACCTATCAGAGCATACAGCGGTAGCGTCATCGACGAAAATGCAGTATACTTCAAAAACTATTCCATAGTCGGAGAACCCAAAACAACCACAGGCGAAAACTCGGGTGACACATGGCACATTTACGGGTCCAACGAAGCGGGAAACGAAGGAGTAGACCAAAAGCTTTACACAGACCTCAGCGCAGTAACAGCAACGACCATCAACCAGCTGCGACAGGCATTCCAGGTGCAAAAGTACTACGAGCAGTTAGCACGCGGAGGCAGCCGTTACCGCGAGATGATTTATTCGCTGTTCCATACCAAAATCAGCGATAAAACGGTACAAATTCCTGAGTACCTGGGCGGTACGCGCATCACTATCAACATGAGCCAGGTCATCCAGACCAGCGGCACGACGCAAGAAAGTCCGCAGGGCAACGCCGCGGCAATCAGTGTTACGCCGTACAACGGGAACATGTTCACCAAGAGCTTCGAAGAGCACGGCTTTGTTATCGGCGTATGCTGCATCCGGCATGACCATACCTACCAGCAGGGCTTGGAGCGTATGTGGAGTCGCAAGACCAATTTGGACTTTTACTATCCTGTCTTCGCAAATCTGGGCGAGCAGGCCATTCTGAAGAAGGAGCTGTATCTCACTGGTACGAGCACAGATGAACAGGCCTTTGGTTATCAGGAAGCCTGGGCAGAGTACCGAATGAAGCCAAACCGCATCAGCGGCAAGTTCCGTTCGAATGCAACGGGGACGTTGGACAGCTGGCACTACGGCGACAACTACAAGGAAGTTCCCAAATTAAGCCAGACATGGATGAAGGAAGGAGACTCCGAAATCCAGAGGACTCTGGCCGTGGATAACGAGCCGCAGTTTATCATAGACACCGTCATTGATAACACATCTGTAAGACCTATGCCGATGTACAGTATTCCTGGACTCGTAGATCATCACTAAGAAAGGGGGAAGCCCGGGGCAAAACCCCGGGCTGTTTTATTATGGCGTTAGCAGCAATCGGCAGCGCACTACTCGGAATCGGCAAACAACTACTCCCGACGATCGCCGGAGGACTCATAAACAAAGTGTTGGGCGGCAGTCTGATGGAGAGCAACGGAGGGAGCACACAGCACAACGAAAGTTCAAGCCAGGGAGGCGGCTACAGCAGCGCCGCCAGCGGCGTAAACCGAGAACAAAATCTGCAAGACTGGAACAGTATGCTAGGGGCAATTCAAAGCAATATGCAAAGCCAGCAGAAATTTAACCGTCAAAGCGTATTCGAGCAAATGGGCTATAACACCATGGCGGCAATCACTCAGGGTGTATATAACCAGATAAGCAACAACGCAGCAATGGCCTACAACAGCGCAGAGGCAGCCAAAGCCAGAGCGTGGCAAAAGCAAATGAGCGATACAGCTTATCAGCGAGCTGTAGAAGACATGAAAAAAGCTGGCATCAACCCTATCTTAGCATACCAACAGGGCGGAGCAAGCACTCCAGGAGGCGCACAAGCCACTATCAGCGGGGCAAGCATGGGTCTGGCAAGCAGCAGTGCAGCTAGCGCAAGCGCTCTGGGAGTAAGCCAGAACCACAACAACACATGGAGCAAAAGCGAAAGTAACTGGTACAACGCAGCACAAGCAGTCGGAGACGCTACAAGCTGGTCACACACAAGCGCAGACAAAGCGTTTAATGCATTCAAAGACGTTTTCAACGACCTCAGCAACCTAAACAGTGGTGTCAGCGGAGGAGCAGGGAGACAACCGAAGAAAGATGAGCTCGAATACAAACCGGGGAGAGACTTCATCGGAAGCAAAAACATCGAATTTTGGAAAGGAAAACTCAAATAAATGGGATGCAATAAACCGTTAATCCGGTTTTATGTACCTCACGACAGAGAAGCGAGTGGGCGAGTATACTCACTCGCTTCTTTTAACAAGATACATAAGACCAAAATGCGGTATGAAGACTTGATGTACCGCAAAGACGTAATGATGATTCCATGTGGACAATGCACAGGATGCAAACTGCGCAAGCGCAAGGATTGGGCCACAAGAATGGAACTAGAAGCATACAGTCACAACGAGGAAAGCATCTGGTTCATCACACTAACCTATGATGACGACCATGTGCCAACACAGGACACGGAAACAGGGGAAATCTTCAAGGGAGGCGTGAACGTCTGGAAAGACGCCTCAGAGCGTCCCAGAACGGTGCAAACCTTAAGCGTGGAAGATATACAGCTATTCATGAAAAGGCTCAGGAAGACTGTCAGCGGGCCTCTCAGGTACTTTCTAGCGGGAGAGTATGGAGACAACACCTCAAGACCACACTATCACATGATATTGTACGGGTGGAATCCAGACGACTTAAAGCCGATTCACAGACTGTCAAGGTTTGGACACTACACGAGCGATAAACTGGTCAAAGTCTGGGGACAAGGAACAGTAGATATAGCTCAAGCAACGCCGGAAACGTATAACTACGTAGCTGGGTATGTGACCAAGAAGCTGTACGGAAACGACAAAGACAAGTACAAGAAAATGGGACTCAGACCGCCATTCTGCGTGATGAGCCGAAAGCCAGGACTCGGAGACGCATGGTTTCAAGAGCACCAAGAAAGGCTCTGGCAACTTGGATATATCCAGCTGGCAAACGGAAAGAGAGCAGCCATTCCAGAATATTATTGGCGAAAGCTGGAAGCTGAAAATCCTGAAAAGGCGTGGAGAATCAAGCAGTATCGACAAGAAAAAGCCATTGCATCCCTAATCGAAAGAAACATGGAAACTGACAAACAGTATGCCGAACAACTGGCCGATAAAGAAGCAATCATGAAGAAGAAGATGTCCAAAGCAAAAGGCGTTTTTTAGCCCTGGTGTCACTCAGCCCAGTAACTATCAAGTATATATACTGGGCTGAGTGTTTTTTATTTTGTTGAATCG